TTCATCGCAAACAGCACCGGCGAATATTCATATAGCTTGATCGTCCGCAAATTGCGGACCGTAATTTCTTTCCCATTCACGCTGGCTTTCGAGTAGTCGAAATCCAAGGCATCGTACCCGATCGAATACTCATCGATCGCCCCCGCCTTGATGCGGTCGAACACGCCCTTGCCTTCCGGTGTATTCAGGAGGAATTGCGTCTCTGCCAGCAGCGCCCCCGTGGCATCCGGGAAGGCCATCAACAGGTTAGCCGGCAGCTCGTCGTGCCCGATCTCTCTTAAAGAGCGCGGCACACCGATAGCACTCAGAGTCGAGTTGTAGTTGTGCGAGTCCACCACCTTGATTTTTCTACCCCGCTCGGTGATGGTCTTGGCAAATGCCCCTGGCTGGATGACGTCCGCCCCCAAATCGATGTTGCCAAACACGGCGACGATGTGCGTGACGATCCTTTGGTCGCCATCGATCTTAAGTTGGAACGCAGGAAATGTTTTATGTTCCATATTTCCACCTGTTAACAAAAAAACCGGGGCTTCAGGAAGCCCCGGTGACTTTAGCCACTCATCGGCGTACGATAATAATTGTTTTCGGTTTATTTCCGATATGTTAATTATAACATTTCTTATAGCGGGAGTGGGATTTGAACCCACATATCGAGATTATGATTCTCGCAGGTTGCCAGTACCTTATCCCGCATCGCTATTTATTTCGTCTCCTTCGGTCTCGCCGGCTTCTTTTCACTTGGTCCCGCTTTCCGGACCGCCTTCACCCGCTTGAAGTAGAAATCCATCGCCGTCGCATGGAAGCAATCCCAGTTCTCCGAGCCGTAGTTGTTCAGGATCACATCATCCTCATGTGGCGTCCGGCCTCGTTTTACGATCTTATATTCGATCATCGTTATCCTCCTTCAGGTATCACAGGGATCTCTGTACAACGGCATTGGATTATCTGACCCAGCGGCGCCCCTAAGCTATCGTCACCCGGAAACATGACCTGGCTGCCGTCTGGCATGCTCCAGGCTTCATCCATCTTTGCGGTCCTACCGTCCATTGCCAGGTGATCGTCACGAACCCGGTCGTCTTTGGTCGAAAGCCATTCCCGCTCAGAAACCTGGAACTCCGAATACAATTCGTGATTACCTCCATTTGAGGCGCGCATGGTCTGATCACGCGCTATTAATTCTCTCCTATACGCCGGCATCCGCTCCTCGAACCAGGCGAAGTCCTCTGGCGTTAAGTCCCCATTCATATATTGGTCGAACACTTCCCCCAGGTGCTTCTGCATATCCGGGATGCTCCAGCCCTCCCGCTCGGCCTGCGCCATAATGGCGCTGATGTCGTCGATGGTGGTCTGCCCGATCGCCTGCGAAAATTTCATCAGGTATTGGTCGAACCATTCGCTCGCAAACAGGTTCTCGACGTTGAACTGCAGCCCCAGCTCCACCGCCCACCGCTCAGCCTGGTCGGTGATTACGCCCCTGATCAGCGGCGCAAACACCTCCCGCCAGTTATCCTTCCCCCCCATCTGAATGTAATGGATCACTTTCAGCAGGAACTCCTGCCAATCGATGGTGGCCTTGCGCTTACGAGCGCTCTTCCCGGCCTCGGTCAGGAGCGCCAATATCTCACGCTTGTCGGTCTCGAATGCCTTTACGACCCCCTCTCCGAATTTCGGCTCCCAGGCAGTGGCGATCCTGTCGATCGCCTTCCAATGAGCCGCTTTCTGCTCAGGCGTCCAGCCTTTCCGAAAAGGGCTTGCCTTAGGCGTTCCCTCCTGCGCCTGCGCTTCCGCTTCTGCTGCCCCCTGGTTATCGGTTTGGGACGTCTCTGTATCTGGCGTTACTCCTGTCGGCAGCGCCGGCTTTGGTCTCCCCATCGGGATCATGTTGATCGGCATGTAGATTACGTCGCCATCCGGGAATTCGCCCAGGTTCTCCAGGCCGGTTGCCTTCGTGGCATTATTTTTCGTCACTCCGTGGTCGACCAGGACTCCCCAAGCCGTCACCAGCTCCGGGACATTTTTCCTTAATGCCGGCACTCCGCTCATATCGAACTTCACGAACCCGCCGTCGTCGCTCTGTAGGAAATATTTGAGCTCGTTCTCGAATAGCCCCAGCTCCGGGACCATCGTATCCTCCCAGAACGCCTTACGGCACTGCTCGTAGTTCGAGTAGGTGGATCTTGCTAATCCCAGGCGGCTGCCGATCAAGATGGGTGGCACCCCGAACGGTCCCAGTATTCTGCTCTCGTTTCTCTCGTCCAAGACCTCGAAGCCCATCTCATCGAAAGTCATCCCGAGTTGCTTGTAATCTCCGCCCTTGTCCAACACGCCGATTTCGGTCCAGTTCTCATAGCTGCCGTACATCTCCATCCAGCGCGCTTTGGCACGCGCAACTTCCTCGTCATTGAGCGTATCTTCGAATTTCAACAATCCCGTGAGCATGGTCCCATGCTCGAAGAAGAGTTTCAGGAATTTGGTGACCATGTTATCAACATCCGCCGAGTTTGCCAGAGGAGACATGGGCGACAAACCATACCCAAACCCATCCAATGGATCACCCGGGTTGGGAAACTTTGGGAAGGCGCAATCTTGTGCCAGGATTGGGATCCCCTCTGAGCGCTGTTTGCCCTCTGGAATATACAGGTAGCCCATCACGCCACCCTTAGTCTTATCCGGCACCACGTAGAATCTATCCGGGCGGAGTGGGATCATCTTCTCGGGCAAGCCACCCTTCACCGGGCGTAGCATCAGGATCGGGGCATAGCCCGCCAGGTTCTGGTAAATAGTGCACAATCCCATGAGTTGCACACCGCTCATGGCCGGGTTAGGTCTATCCACCAGCTTTGCCAGTGGATGATCGGCCTCCAGGAGTTCTGGATGATCCGGGTCTCCGCCGTAGGCGCGTAATGGGGCAGCCGTCACAGACCGCCATTTATACATGATTGCCGAATAGATCAAAGTATTCAGGTTGAACCCTTCATCGATGTAGGACTGCAAATCGACGATATGCCAATCAGGTTCCCCCAACCGCCATTTCGGCCAAATTAAGGAATATTTCTGCTTACGGCTTGGTTCTCCATTCCATCTCCGCTGTGGATACCCGCGTCTGAAAACGTCGTAGGCGATTTTTATCCGTTCGATAACCGGTGGTTTTTTTATCATCGTAATTGACCTTTCGACTTGCGTAAATCGTGCCAGGACCAGAAGGACGCGTCCGCCAGGTCCAGCGGCTTCGTGAGTGGAAAGCGCTTCAAAGCCCGATCCAGCACGGCATGCGTACCGCGCACGTGGATTATCCGCCCATGCTCGTAATCGGTCAGCATCTGCGAGTTGCGCTCGACCTTGCTACCATAACCTGCGCCGGCCTTATCGCTTCGGAACCCTGGGAATGGCTTTATCTTTGGATCTTCCTCTGGTTCCTCTGGCTCGGGCGGATAGAACAGCACTTCCGGCTTTTCTTCCTTTATCTTGCGGCATACCTCGTTGTATACCGACTTCCAGGTATCCCCGCCCTGGTCGGTCTCCACCCCCACGTGATCGAAACCCAGTTCCAGCGCCTTTAATATCGCTTTGCGGATGGCTGACTCCGGAGAGGTGATCTGTTCCCATGAGAAGATCCGGTAAATGTTGCCGGATGAATCGATCCCATCCGCCTGGATTCCCATGCTATCGCTCTGGTCGGTGGCCGTCACTGCCGGGTCCACCCATACGCAGCCTCTCACCAGGTCGGGAATTTTATCGTAATCGCAATATCTGAACTCGATGTGGTCCCAGATCCCCCCGGGCGGCGCGCTCACCTCATGCTGAGCCTCCTGCAGGAATGCCGTCAGTCCCCAGGTGTTGATCTGCTCCTGGCATACCTGTAAATTCTGGCCTTCCCAGCTCGCCAATCCACCGGTAATGTAGAATTTACCTTCCCGCTGTTCGTAGGTCAGACCCTCCACTGCTGGATAAGGACCCGAGACAACCCGATCCATTATGAAGTCTGCCCTGCCATCCACGAGCTGAGCCGCAATGCTATCGGGATGGATCACGTTTTGCACGAACAGGATTGCGCAATCGTTCGAGCCCGCCGGCAATAATGAATTGGTAATGATCTCGATCTTTTTCTTGATGGTGGCCGGCGAATCGTGTTTGCCGTCCACATCATCCATCACGATGAGATCGGGCCTCTGCTCTTCGACTTTGGCGCCTCGCGCCGCTGTGTCTAAACCGATGGCGTCGACTGTCAATCCGCTGGCTGTTCTCAACCGAGAACGCCGCCAGCCTTTGGAGCTGCCATATTTCCCCACCATCCGGGTGGCCAGTTCCGGATATGCCGCTTCGACCATTTTTGTTTCCAGCATCGACGAGATCGTTTCCACGTGTTTATCAGCCTGGTCCTGCACCTCGCAGCAATACCAGACGTACCGCCTGGCCTTGCGCGCTCCGATCCTTATGACCGCCAGCTCGACCGACGTGGACTTGCCCCCACCCCGTGGCCAGATAGCGATCAATGCCGGCGGACGCAGACCCGGGCGAAGTCTTTGCGTCCATTCCCAAAACTCTACATGCCTGGGCGAGAAATCCTGAGTGACGTAGCTGGGGAAAATTTCTCGAAGCCATCTCCGCCAATCGCGATCTTTATAGTCCCGGTTTGCCTTCGTCAGGGCTGCCAGTGCTAAAGCCAGTGAGATATCGTTTTGCTCGTTCAATAACTGACATGCGATCGTCATATGGAAGTGAATCTAAATCCTCAAAAGTCTTTACCAGGTTTTCTGTATGTTGTGTAGGTTCCCCATGTATCAGGAGCCACTTGTCCAGAAGGATCCCCACGGTCACCGCCCATTGCTGCCCACTGATATTTTCAGGTACTGCCATCAGGATATGCTCAAGAGCGTACTCCAATAGCTCCGCCACCCCTTTTTTTGGGGTACTTGGTGCACTCGGTGCACTTAATGCACTTGGTACATCAGGAATGTTTCTATTCCAGCGACGCAACGTCCAAACAGAGATACCGGTTTCTTGGGCAGTCTTGATAAAATCATAACGATTAAAAGCCAAGCGGACAATCGCCTCAGCTTGTTCGACATCTGAATAGCGTCGCAATTAATTCACCCTTTCAACTGTAGCCGCCGGCCCCGCCCATGCCACATCCCGCGCCAGTTCACAATCAAGGCGCCCCTCCGGCAGTTGCTTGTAAATTATTCTTTCGGCTTGAAAATATCGTGCAACAGGTTCGATCCGCCGCCGGCTACGATCGCCGTTAAGATCAGGCCCGCCAGTGGCGAGGTCAAGAAGCCCGTGAACAGGTTGAC